GTCGATCACGAGGGTTTGAAGCTCGTGCGGCTCGGTCGTAAGCTCGCGCACCGCTTGCAGCACTTGATCCCAAGTTTGCGGCGCAGGAAACCGCGTCACATCAAGTTGGTTTGATCCCGACTCTGGTCCAAGAAAAATGGGCGCAGGCGCACTGGCCGCGAACGTCGTTTTGCCGATGCCGTCAACGCCGGTCAACATGATCAAATGAGGCTGAGATATGACGCCTTTTGTGATTTTAGAAAGCATGTAAAATGGTCCTAATCCAATGAAATTCTATTAAAAACAGTAACGACAACACACTAATGTCAAGCCAATCTAGGCTGAACCAAATCACTTCAGCCTCTCCATTGCTATGACTACAAGATCCCGAGGCGCATTATGTTGAATAAGAAATTTTGCAATTTCAAAATCAGCGTCATCGATTTTTTTCGACTTCCGCCTATCCTGCATTTCCCATCCAAGGTGCTCGCCTATTTTACGATGCACCTCCATATCTAGCGCCATTTGATAGGTCACTCGATCGGACTTGGCCCACTGTGTGAGAGAAGTAAATTTAGACGCCGCACTCACTAATCTTTGATCTAACGACAATTTGGTCCCCTTCTATACGTAAAGATCCCAGGCGATATGCCAAGGATTTATCAGGTATTTTTGATAACACTGCGTCAGCCTCGACTGCGCCAGCAAGATAGTCGCGCTCTAACTGCGCCGCGCCCTTGAAGCGCAGCGGCTTATAGTCGCCGTCGGTCTTTTCGGGTGGCTGCTCGGTCTGAACCAACTCCCAAAAAGCTATAAGCTCTCCTAGTAGGATCTCCATATATGAATGATCCGGTGCAACCTCGACCAACGCCGTACGCTGACCGTCGAACGAATAGTAATGCGCACAACGAGCGCCCGTCACGAGCAACTGGTGTTGAAGCTGCGGATAGTATTTGCCCGGGACGCTACCAGACATGGCTAACTTATGATCAGCCTCGCCAGGACACTTAATCTCCAGCACGATGCCTTCGCCGAAACCGTCAAGACTGGCTCGCAAAAAAGGATAGTCGCGGTGCTCGGCCAACACGACCGGCATCTCGCGACCGAAGCGCAACTCGTAGTCGGCTCGCGCCATTGGCTCTAGACGGTTACCACGCTCGGTGGCCCAGTTGTCGCCGTCGTCCTTGGTTACGCGCCCAGTTTTATCACACCACAACTGATAGCGCGTTGTCCACGGCGACACGCCCATAACGATCGGTGCATCGCTTGCGCCGAGTCCTTGCTGTCGCCATTTTTTCCATGCAGGTTGGTCCATCGGCGACATTATAATGCGTTTTCACAAAAGCGTAAATGAAAAAGCGCTCTTCAAATTAATTCAATGATTTAAAATGGTTGTGACTTTTGGGTGGGACCAAATTTCTCGACTCAATGAAAGCGAGCCGCCTCAACGCCTTTAGCAAAAGCGTAAACCAGCGAGTATAGCCGCTCGCCCGTCGGTGCGTGAAGTAACTCACTCCACGCGCCGTCGCGCCGCGTGACTTGGCACAAAGCGAAACCGCCCGCGTGCGACTGCCAGTAGTAGTGGCCAATGTTCGCCTTGCCATCGTCCTCGACACGATTAAGCGGCTTGCAGGTGATGCGGTTGAGGCGTTCGCACGCACGATCTAGTTGCCACATGAGAGGTCTCCGGCTATAACGATTTGGTTAAGGCTAGGGGTGAAAAAACGTGGCGGTTCGCAGCGCCACGTTTTTTTTAGTTGGTGCCGCTGCACTTCAAGAAGCTTGGTTTCAAGAATTTTACCTTCCCCTGCGCGTGATCTGGGTCTGCCTGCGGCGAGTATTTACAGTAGTAAACATCTTCGCCGCCGCACTTGGTCACAGCACAGCCGAACGTCCTTGAATCTTGCCAAACCATGCGCGCAAAATTTCCAACGGTGTCTGGGTAGCTGTCCTTGCCATAGGGATAGGTCAAAAATTCCAAATACCAATTATCTTGCGCCTTGATCTGTCCCAAGGATTGACCGTAAGCAATCGAGTCGCCAGCGTTCGTCGTTGTAAGCAAGCACGTCGCAGCGTCCCGTGCGGCAGCTTGCGCCAAGCCTTCGTCCCAAGTAAGTCGCGGGGCATCATGCCAACACCTTTTTAAGTTGTGGAAAATCATGAATTGTTGCTTCACAACTATGTTGCTAGTTGCCGGAGCGGGCATGGTCACGACGACTGGCGGTAGATGTTCAACTGGTTTTTCTGGTTCATTTTCGGTTTGTTTTTTCTCAGTGCTGCAAGCCAATGCCGCAAACAAAACCAAAAAATAAATCTTATTTGTCATCGTCTGTCCTTTTGAAAATGATTTGCATGTAAACAATGACCGCGATGATTAGAAAAATTTCGAAAGTCATGACGGCCTCCCTCTCCACTGCTTAGATGATGGCGTGGCCCATACCCAGATACTCCTGTCTTTAGTGTTTTGGATAACCGATGAGATATATTTTTTACGCAGCCAGAAATATTTTTGCACCTCTGTCGCGCAAAGATAACAGCTAACTTTGTGCATGAGCGACTTGCCGCAGTCCTCGCGATCGATACGCTCATCGTCGTCTGGCCTAACAGAACAATAGTCGCCATTCGACCAGTCGCTGGCCTTGGTCACGATTATCATTGCAGCAATTTCAAAGTCTGCTCGCATTTCACCTCTTAAATAAAATCAAAATAAAAAACGCACAAACCGAACAGTAAACCAAAATGAGCGGCGCATTATCCAGCGTAGCTTCCCATGGTCCCATGGTATATTTGCCTCGGTGTGTGTTTGTTTCATTTTAGCATGAGGTCACAATGCAACGCTTATTTTTCGCTCTTGTGCTTTTATTTTCTTTTGAGGCTAAGGCTGTCCCGCTAGTCGTTGCAATCCACGGCTACGGCATGAATCCGCAGTGGATGCGTCAGCTAGTCGGGCAGGTTGAAAAGGAATTTCCAGACGCCGGCTATTTTTATATGACCAGCGCGCCGAGCTTAACGTGGGATCAACAGCGCCATTATGACGATTTTTACAAATTGGTAGAATGGTCAAAACCTTTATTCGACAAAGTATTTATCATTGGTTACAGCGCCGGTGGATTTTTTGGTAATAAGTTAAAAGCCGACGGTTTTGTCCAAATTGCTGCTGGTGGAACCACAGATATGCCGGTGATGATCATTCACGGGCGCGAAGATCAAACGATCCCATTCAGCACCGCGATAACGTCCGTTGCCTTGAATGCCTCGAACCGAGGTTGCACGCCGATCATCGACCCCATGCTCGATCAAGTGCAGATCATCAAGGGTTGCAAGAAACCAATATGGTTCCGTCCGTGGCCAGGAAACCATCACTTCCCCGCCGAGGTTATGGCGAAGGAAGTAGCGGCGTTCTTTAGGTCGCTGCTTTAGTTCGTCAACTTAAATAGCACCGGCACAGTCATGCCATTAGTTTTGACGGTGACTGCCACATGCGGAATCGTGCGAGCCGCGATGCAAATTGTAGGCTCGATAACCGCCCCATCCATGTCCTTGATTCCCGTCAAACGCACTACGTCGCAGCCGTTCGGCGTCAACTCAACATAGCTGACCAAAAACTCTGCGGCCTGATGCGCCTTTACGCCGCGCAGCTCTGCCATAAACTCAGAAGTTAGTAATTCGTTTTCGATGTTGCGAGTTAGGTCAAACGTCTTCGGGCCGATAACCGTCTGCACCTCCGCGCCGCCGCCAACTTGCGTAAACGTATCGCTTCGGCTAACGACCTCAAGGTCCATATAGCCCGACTTAACCAAGTTAGACGACTTGGCCGGATCGAGAACATAATGCGCTCGTGATCCGACCTCGATCATTTTTGGTTTCGGTTCTAAAATGACGATCTCTTTACCACCTGGAATCGGCACTAACTTTTCGCTGCCGCAAGCAGAAACCAATATAAATAAACAGATCGCCGCGATCATGCGCATTGATTCACCTCAAAAAAAATCGTGTGGTTGGTCCTCCCCACGATTTTATCATCAGCGAAAAATGGCGACCCAATAATTATTGAGCATACCAACACCTATGACAGTCTGATTAGGGGCATACATGATGGCAGCATGTCCAGGCGATAGCGTCCAGGCATCAACCGCAGCCTTCGGCGTGCCCTGGCCGCAAGCCACGATCTCGCCGTCAGCACTGGTGCCGCAGTCTCGTGCCCGATCCCACGGGCTTGAGCCGTCTGCGCCCGTATGCGTGCAAGCTTTTCGCTCGCCAATGTCGTCGGCATGCCGCTTGGCCGCACAGTTAAGCGCCAATTCCACAGCCACTTCGCCGAGGCCGCGCGATTTACGCGCTGCGTTGATCGCATCGGCAAGCCCTTGCAGCGTGTCAGGAGTTGCTGGGCCGCTCGTGTCGCCAGGCATACCGCCGCCAGGAAATCCTGGAATCGGTATATTGGGCAAATTGGGAATAGGAAAACCGCCCGGCAAATTAGGAAAGCCGCCCGGCAGGTTGGTAGGATCGCTTGGTGGCGGCGTTACCGGATCTGGAGCTTCTTTATGTGGCGGTGGCGGTGGATCTTCCTTTTTATCCTCGTGCGAACATGAAATAAAGACCAAGAGAAAACCGAGCAACAATCTTTTCAACATAGGGAGCTCCAAAATGAAAGCGACTTTGGAATTTAGTTTACCCGAAGATCAGGACGAGTTCAAAAATGCGGTTGACGGATGGAAATACAAATCAGCAATGGACGATGTTTGGGACGAGTTGTTTAGGCCGCGCTGGAAGCACGGTTATAGTGATCAGACATTAGAGGATTTAAGAAAAAACGAAGCGGTAGAAACCGCCATTGATATGCTCGAAAAAATGTATAAAGAAATCATGGATCGTCACGCTTAAACGAACCGTAAAGCTCTATAACAATCAGGATAACCCAGTTAGCCATGAGAGGCCAAAGCTGGTAGTGCCATGTGTATATGAGCTTTACGATTGCACCTAAAGCGCCGACACGATGCAGCCAGCGCCGCGACGGGATTAAGAACGAGGCGCAGAATATGGCGGTGCCGATCCATCCGATAATAGCCCAGTGGTCCAAAGGGCCTCCTCTTTTTTTATGCGTTGAATAACCATTTTATCATAGTCATCCAGCGCAGCGCCCAATTGCACCTTGCCTTCTATGTAATTGTAAATTGGCTTTAACTCTGAACGGAAGTGAGTCACAGCAAATATTTTTTGTTTTTTGATCTCAAGCAATGCCCACATGACGATTGAGCATACAATACCGAATGTCGCACCGGCTATGAAGTCGAGCATGTTAAGCCTCCAAAAGAAAAAAGCCACAGCTTGATTATAAGCGGAGGCTTTAGTGATTCACTATTTTATTTCAATCTAAAAAATCAATTACCTTTTCGACGCAATACTTTTCTAACCAAACTCTGTCGGCTTCGTGCTTGCCGTCCCAAGCATCGTAGGTTATGCCTAAACCATATATAAATTCACCCGCGCAGCACGCGCGTGCGTGCGTGTGCGTGAGTGTGCGTGCGTGTGCGTCAACCGATAAAATTGTAGTGATAACATTTCACTTTTGACCGCACGGTTCTATTTCTGCTTTTCCTACTCTCTGTAAAAGAATCCGGTTTAATGTCTTTCGATATTTTTGAAAGCTTCCACATCTTGCTTTTAAGCATTGAGTTGTGAATAACTAGAGATGAAAATTTTGCTTTTATTATAAATCCCATTTCACTCATTATCTTGCTTGTCTCATTGATCAACTTAATTCCAAGACCAAAACCGCAATAATCAGGATGAATAACCGTGCGGTTGGAAAAATAAGTTGTATGATTGCCGATAATATAAGCCGCAAAGCATTGAAAACCGATTTGATTTTTACCTTCAAAAATTCCAAACGTGTAAATTTTACCACTTGGCAGGCGGTCGCTTAGATAATGATATTTGCTAAATGTTTTCCATGTGTTTCTTGAAACTTCTCTGATGTTAAATCGAAGCCGGTCGGTGCGTTCAAACGCATCGACCATAGATCTCCTATCTGTATATGTTTGGTTGTTGCAGTCAATTATCCAGTCTGGATTTAACCATTCTATGGTGTCGTAATGGCAGCTATTTAAAACTATTTTTAAATCATTTCGTCTGACGTTTTTTGCTATGCAATGGCTCATAACTTTAGCCACGGTTCTATCGACGACGCTTGTCCATTCGTCTATTGCGGTTACATTTTTATCTGCTCGCGCCAAAGACAACGCGGCTTCTGCACGCGCTTTTTGCCCATTTGACAAAGTATAAAATGGTCTGATCCAGCAAGGAACGCTAGTTAGTCCCATGCTGCAAAGAAAATTTGATATTTCGTCATAAGAATATTTAGCTGGAAATTGTTCTATTATTGGCAGGCTTTTATCAATTTCTATATCGAAACATTCTTTTCCAAAAATTTGTTTTGCGAGCGTTGTTTTTCCAGAGCCGCTAGAACCGACGATTAAACCAACATTAAACGGAGTTTTTAAATCGGCTTGCACTGACAATTCGTGCTTTGCTTTTTTTTCAGAATCGATATCAAGACTATTTGCAGCTTTTTGGCACAAAAAACTTTTGAAAACTTCACTTTCTAATTTCACTACATAATTTTGCATGACTCACCTCGATCGTTGAACTCATCAAAAAGAATTTTTTGGTGGTTTTCGTCTCGACACTCTACGATTAGAAGCCACTCTGATTTGTCCTCTTTTATTAACTCGTCGCTGTCAACATCGTCTTTTTCGTCTTCAATCAAATAATCCCCAAAACCCAACATCGAAATTTCAAAATCCTGCTCATCTAGTTCCGCTATCTCCGTCTTGAGCATCTCCATATCCCACCCCGACAACTCCGCCAGCCGGTTGTCAGCCAGAACATAGGCCCGCCGCTGCGTATCCGATAGGTGGCCAAGCGTGATAGTAGGCACTAGATCCATGCCTAGTAACTCAGCGGCCAAAGCCCTGCCATGACCAGCTACAATGTCATTCCCAGCGGATATGAGGATCGGATTTACGAAGCCAAACTCTTTAATGCTAGCTGCAATCTGCTTAACCTGCGCTTCGCTGTGCGTCCTGGCGTTGCGGGCATAAGGCAACAGATCGCTTAACAATTTATACTTAATTTCGAGTTCCACATGTTTCTCCATTTTGGTACGATATACGCTTTAGAGTAAAGGATGCGCCGCAATGACGCCACATGAAGTCTGGATGCAAGCCGTCGAAGGCCAAGATATAAACCTAAGCAAGTTGGCTCGTGAGCTTGGCATGAGAATCGCAACGCTGTGGGGATATCACACGGGTCGATCACGCTGGCCTGCCGAGACTTGGATCAAGGCTATGAAGGCGGTGGGCTACGACCTAGCGGTGAGTAAAGCGGCGGTGCCTGTTGCATTGGCTCCAGAACATGTCGCACCAGAACCAGGCGTAATAGAAATTAAAACACTGAAGGGGGCCGAAGCCCCCTTGAACGCCTGATCGCGGCGCGTGCGTGACCTTTTGTTAGGTGGTCGAAACCTGTGCTTTAAGTATCGCACGAAGCTCGGACATTTTAAAAGGGAGCACACCACCTGGATCTGACTTTCGTCCGTGAGGTAGGGCACATTCATCGTGTCCACAGACATTTTCGGAATCGATTTTGTGGCTATGAATCAAGTGCTTCAAGCAATCCATGAGCGCCAATTCTTGCGGTTCGGTGATGCCGTCCCACCACGTTTTCGCAAGTCCAAGATTGCCCGCGCGATAAATAGCCGACTCAGGAGCATAAAGAGTGCCGGCCCAAGTCTTTAGTTTCTTGTCCTCAAACTTCAATTGTCCCCAACTAGAAACAGCAACGGCGATATGACTGCGGTTCGGCGACTTGCCGCGCCAACTCGCCACGCCCGCATGGTTTACCCTTCGCTCGAAGTTGGCCATCTGCCACGCAACGCCAGCACGATCAATAATAACGTGATAGGCCAGGTTGTTCGTGCGCAAATGGTTGACTGCTGAAGCAACGTCGTGCGAACCAAGATAGTGAACCGTTATTCCTAGCGGCTCCATTTTCTCAAGCCCGTCGAGGTTTTCTAGCTTTTTAAATTCCAAGATTTTAACCAAAAATTTTGAGGATTTTCGTGCAAACACCCATGGTCAAGTCGGCCAGCTCGCGGATTTCTTGCTCATCAAGCTCGGACAACTCGCTTTTAACTTGGTTCGCACCGTCAAGCGCGGTTTTGACAGACGGCAAAAGCTGCAAAAACTTGATGCCATCGGTGATAGATATATTGCCGTCCTTGAGTCCCTCGACCGCAACCCCAACCAATTGGTCAAGCAACACGATCAGCTCTTTGGTTTCCTTAATTCCAGGCATTAGTCACCTCCGCCGCTTTCTTTTTCAAGCGAATGAATCCGTTTTTCAAGATCATCAACACGTTTTGCAAGAGACTTAATCGAAGCCAGC